GAGCAGCAGGCATTGCTCGCCGATTGTCGGCGGTGACCAGGTGCGGGTATTGCCGGCGCGCTGCACGATCCAGCAGATGTCGCCGGTGACGATCTCGCCGATCCGCACGCGGCACGTCGCATCGGCCCGATCGACGCTGTCGATGGTGCCGAGACGGATGATGTTGCCGATAATGCGGCGGGGATCGGGAAGCGCGTTCATGACGCGCGACATTGGCGCCGCGGCTCGCGCCGCGCGCGGTGTGGCGGGTGTGGAATGCAATCCCACACCCGAAGTCTTCAGGCGGTAGCCGCGTCCGGTTCAACCGGAGCACTGATCACGCCAAGATTGGCCTTCACCGCCACGCCCAGCGCCACTTCGGCGACACGCGCGACGGTGCCCTTGCGATCATAGCTGCCATCCTCGAGGTGGCAGGCGTTCACGTTTCGCGCATGCGCGATGCCGTCAGGATCGAACACGACCGGCACAGAGCGGGTTGCGGGATCATATTTGCCGATCGTCGTCTTCATCGGGTCTCTCCTAGGTGTGAAGCCATTGGCCGCCATAATTGTGCCAGAGGCGCATTGTGCCGGCGCCGGGGCTGGCCTCGATATGCAGGTCGCCGTCGCTGCCGCCCGCGGGCGCACCTGCGCTGCGCGTGATCGTGTCGCCGACGATCGCGCCATCGGCATGATGCAGGAACTTGCCCGCATTGCCTTTGATGATCGGCGTGATCGCGTACATGCCGTTAGGCGTCAGGACGAGCCGCTCGGCGCCGCCTACATTGAAGCGGAACGCATTGTTGGCGCGGTCGAACACGACGGACGCGCCGTCGCCCATGGTGATTGTGGCATTGCCACCCGCCAGATCGAGGAAGAACTGCGCATCGCGGCCGAATGGCCCTGTGAACGTGTCGCCGCCACGACGGACGGGCGTATAGCCGAGCCGTCCGGCGATATCGGCATACCAGGCGCCCTGCTGCCCATCGAGCAGATCGGAGTCGAGGCCCGAGCCTGCCCCGTCATTTGACGGGTGCCAGACAGGGCTCCCACCTACCACGAAGGAATTGGCGCTGACCGTCGCGCCGGCCGTGATATTTGTCTGGATCGTCAGCGAGGGCGCGCTGAGCGCCTTGGCAAACGACGCGCCGTTGCCTGCGGTGACGAGATCGAGCGACTTTAGGAAGGTCTCGGCGGTGACCTTCTTGAGCGTCCGGCCATCGGCTGCGGTGACGACGACATTGATGACGTTGATCGCCTCGACTGGGGCGAACAGGTTAAGGTTGCGCACCGACGTGTCACCGTTGCCGTCGCGGGTCATGACGGTGTTCGCGCCTTCGCCCGACGAGGCTGCCTGCCCGCGCAGAAGGTCGGCGTCGAGCCCGGATCCGGCACCGTCATTGCCCGGATGCCAAGCTGCTAGACCGCCGATTAGCACCGAGTTTGCCGCGACCGTCGCGCCTGCGGTGATGTTGGTCGCCGCGGCGAAGGTCGACGACGACAGCGCCCCTGCGAATGCCGCGCCGGTCAGCAACGCGAACTCGGATGCGTGCCGCCCATCGAGCATATCCGCGTCGAGACCCGAGCCGGATCCGTCGACGGTCAGCATGCGGGCAATGATGTTCGCGGCCGTCATGATAACCGCCATGCTCTTGGGCGTCAGCGCACGCACCGCGTCGGTCATCGCTGCCGCCTCTGCGTCGGTCGCCAGCTCGATCACGCCGGCCGTCGCCGTCGTTGCCGGCGGGTTGAGGAAGTTGGCATTGCCGAAGGTAATCCGGTCGGCGGGCACGCCGACCAGCGCAATGTCGATCGCGAGCAGCAGCAGCGACGCGGCCGACTTCTCGACGATCGTCTCGGCCTGGCCGTAGATCGCGAACATCGTGCCGTCTTCGAGATACAGCGCGAAGGTCCGCAATGGATAAGCGTCGGCGGACTCGTCACGCACCACGAGGTGGATGATGTCCGCCGCGACCGCCGCCCCCGAGATCGTCGCGATGCGTTTGTATTCGCCGGGCAGCGTCGTGCTGGTCCGCAGCGGCGCCACGCCCGCGCCCGACACGCCGACCGAGGCGATCCGCACCGCGTTGGTGCCGCTGTGCTCGGCGTTGACGAGTGCCGCGCGGCCGGCATCGGTGATCGTAAGGGTCAGGGCCATATCGACTCCGTCAGGCGGTAAAGGAAAGGCGGACGAATGCCGCGGGGCGGGCTGCGCCGATCACGCCGAGCTGAGCGCTCGCATTGAGCGCCTGGCTGAAGGTGAAGTGCGAGCGGACGGGCTTGGTCCGGTAGACCTCGGCGATCACGGCATCGACATAGCCGGCGTCCGCAGGAGCGCCCTGATCGTCGGTGACGTTGAGGACGAGGCTGAAGGTGTGCGGCTCGCCGGGTGGCTCCATCTGCCACCATTCGCGGATCGCGACGACGCCCCCGAAGGACTCGATGACGTCGCGCACCGACGAGGATGTTCCCTTGCGGCGCTGGATCGCGAGCGCCTGGCGCACGCGCGCGCGCTTCACCGTTTCCGACCAGGCGCTCGACCAGCTGTCGATCGAGAGCGCCCACGCCAGATAGGGCAGCAGGTCGACCGGGCACGTGTCGGGGTTCCACAGGTCGCGAAGCGGCACCGGAACATCCGCGAGCCGCGCCATGCTGGCCTCGAGCGCGCGCTCGAGTTCGCTTGCATTACGGGGCAGCAGCGTCATTCGCCGAGACCTGCATGGTTGACGGTCACGCCCGTGCACCAGCTGGCCTGCGTGCGATCGAGCACGATGTCCGCAACCGGGCTGGTCAGCACGACGTTCTGAACGCCTTCGGTATGGAGCGCGCCAAAGATCCCCGAGCGCGTAATATCGCGGCCGAGGCGGTGCGAGTTGGCGACGTAGGCGGCAAGCCGCGCGCGGGCATCGGCGATGACGATCGAACCGTCGGGGCCAGCAAAGGTCGTGATCGATGCCTTCACGACATATTCGACGATCTGCGCCGACTGAATTGTGACGTAATCGGTGAGCGGACGCCGCGTCTCGGCTGAGACGTAGTCCAGAACAGTGTCGAGTAATGCTAGAGAAGCGGCGCCGGTGCCGACGCGCGACAGGATGGTGATGCGTACTTCGCCGGTCGTTGGGCTTGTCGCGCTGGCGTCGAGCACGTCCGACGCGGCAGACAGCGCGTGGAAGATGTAGGCGCCCTCGGGGCCGGCGACGGAATAGCCTTCGGGCGCCAGCACCAGGCGCCGCCGGAAGTCCTCGTCGCTTTCATAGACCGCAGGCATATTGGTCTGGGCGTTCGCCGGGGTGATGAGCAGGCGCACGACGCCCATCAATGCCGCCAGATTGTCGAGATCGGCGCCGATCGCATAGGCCGGCATAACGGCGCGGGCGGCATCGTTCACGCGAGCACGCAGCAGCATCTCACGGTACGCGGCGACTTCGAGCAGCTTGATGGCAGGATCGGATTCGACCGTCACATCGAACGTCGGCACGAGCGCCTGCAGCGCGGCAAGCATCTGGCCGTAGATCGTGTCGTAATCGAGGGTCTCGACGATCGTCGGCGCCGGGAGGCGCGACAGATCTACAGCGGTGAAGGTTGACGGCTCGGCCATCCGGCCATGTCGTCGGTCAGGTCAGGGCAGCGCCATCATGCTTGGGTGTGGGATGGGATTCCACACCCAGCCAGAATGTCCGTCATTGGTGGATTGCGGACCTTCGAACGGCCGTTGGCCGCTGCTACCAGAGGATATGGTCAGTAATCACGCCGAGCCTGACAAGGAAGCCTAGCGCCGCGCCAACGCAAACAACGACCACATATACGGCGATGGCTCGTGTTCGGCTTCGACGGTCGGTCTGGTAGCTCATGTGTGATCGCCTCGTAGCAGGATCTGCATAACGGTGGACGATCAAACCGATGTCCGCAATTGGTGGAAAGCGGACAGGCTGCTTTAGCGACGGCGGGTGGCGATAGCTGCCGATCCCGAAACAGATCGAATATCGGGAATAATGCGATGGACGGTCAGACCAAGCGGAGCAGTGGTCATCTACGCGTCACGGCCTGCAATATCACCGGATTAACTCGCGAGGCACGTTGGCCACGATCGCGGCGTTTCAACGGTGCACAGATAAATTGCGCTGTCGAAATTTGAGGTTAGGCTCCGGATCATTGTGTCGTGGTTCAATGACGCTTCGACCCCGGGAGGACAAATTCTATGAAATTCGAGCGCGTCAAACCACTCGACGCCATACTCGCTGCTGCTGAGGAGAAGTCATTAAAGCGGACGTTAGGTTGGTTTCAACTGACGCTGTTTGGAATTGGCTGCGTCATCGGGACGGGAATTTTCGCTTTGACCGCAGCCGGAGCGCAGAAGGCTGGACCAGGCCTGATGCTTGCGTTCGCGATCGCAGGCGGCATCTGCA